CAGATAAGATGTATGAAATAATAGAAACGCTTTATCCAACATATCCAAGAGTAGAACTTTTTGCAAGAAACACAAGACCAGGTTGGGATAGTTGGAACCCAACTGAAGGACTATATTTAAAGGAGGACACAAATGTTTAAACTAAGAACATTCAATCATTCTGACTATACAGAATACTATCTACAACTTCGCATATTAAAACATTGGATTACTCTACTCCATATCATAAAGGATTAAATGTACTTTGATGAAAGAGAAATGTTCGAACTATGGTCTAGATACTCCTCTCTCAATAAACAAGAAATAGAATACTTTTGGAGAAAAACTACAGAAGTAATAAACGGCGTCATCTACACCCATAGGTTCCAAAAATACGGTTGCCCATTCGAAGATATACAAGGCGTCGCTATCGAAGCAGTCTTATCAGCCCTTACTAGATTCAATCCTGAGTTCATAAATAAAGAAGGAAAGAAAACTACTCTCTTCAACTATATCTCTCTTGTAGCTAAACGCTCAATCATGTTCTATACATTAAAACAATCAGCTCACCATGCATCATCAATGCACGAAAACCAATCAATAGAAGATATAGACATCCCAACAGAAGATAACAACCATAAATCAATAACAAACATGATAATAAAAACTATCAAACAACAAAACCTATGTAAAAGATCAGAGAGTATAATGATAAACATGGCTCACGACTTCAACGACATTCTAATCACTAAAAGAGCTTACTCTAAAAGAGAAATGTTCTCTATCCTCAAACAAAAATATATACCAGGCAGAATACGACAGTTCATTGCTATTATTGAAAATATAAAAAAAGAACTATATGATGCACTATCCTGAGAAGATAAATATATCATCTTAGTGGAGGTCATTATGTGCTGTTTTCTTGATTCTCTCTCCCATAGAGTATGGCAACTAAAAAAAACTGCTCTATACATAAACCCAAAATGCTTCTTCTGCCACGCTAAAGCAACAGATATAATACATAAAAACAAACCAACTACACAAGATGAAATATATGATATACATAATATTTTATCAGTATGTGAAATATGTAAATCTAAGCACGATAAATGTCTAAGATAAGTTGTTATGAAACAGTTAAATAATGATAATCTACTTACTCATGCCAAGAAAGCTCTTGAGGATAAAGAGAGGAGAGAGTTTGAAATAGGTGTAAGACCTATGACTGATAAAGAAAGAGATTTTCTTTATGAGTATTTCAAGACAGGTAGGTCTGGTGCTTCTTATTGTAAAGTATTTGGAACACAGAATAAGGGAGTAGCTTCAGTTTTAGCCAATCGTCTTATTAAATCATTCGGATTCAAATATGATGAAATATTAGCATTACATGGTCATAGCATGCAAGATGTATTTCAAGTTCTCAATAAGCTGAAAACAGATAATCCGTCGGATTATGTTAAGTATATGATAAAGTTCTTAGGCGTAGAAAAAGCACAAACTCAAATCAATATTCAGAATAACACAATCCAACCCCCTACAATCAATATAGTAAATAATGAGCAACTATTATATTCCAACAATAATCCAGAAGCTATTTCAATCTCAGAATAGATACAAAGTAGCTTATGGTGGAAGATCCTCAGGTAAGAGCTTTGCATTTGCAGCAGAAGCTATAATCTATGCACTTGAACACCCTAAATCAAGAATATTATGCTGTAGAGGTTATCAAAATAAAATAGAGGAAAGCTCATTACAAACTCTAAAAACCGTAATCATTCTAATGGAGTTAGAGGACTACTTTAATATAACAGAGAAAACCCTATCATGCAAAAACGGCAGTGAGTTTATATTCTATGGCTTACAAAACTATATGACTTTGAAATCTCTACAATCTATTGATATCACTTGGGTAGATGAAGCTGCTGAAATAAAAGCTGAAGCTTGGATATATCTCATCCCTACAGTTATTAGAAAACCAGGATCAGAGCTATGGATAAGCTTTAACCCTGATAAAGATGATGATTGGGTATATCAAAACTTTGTTCTATCTAATCCATTTAATGCTGAAGTAGTTAAAATAAACTATTATGATAATGCTCTATGCCCACAAGAAAGTATTGATTTAGCTAACATATCCAAAGAGAATGATTTATTGATGTATAACCATATATGGGAAGGTGATATTATAGTTGAAAATCCTCATGCTTTATGGAAGAGAGGATGGATAAAATATACAGATAGTTCTTTTAATATAAAAGATTTATCAAAGATAATAGTGAGTATAGACCCATCAGGGACTAATAATCCAGGTTCTGATGAAGTGGGTATAGTGGTAGCTGGAAGATTAGGTTTAGATCCAAGAAACTGTTTTTTTATAGTGTTAGGTGATTATTCAGGCAAGTATTCACCTGCATCTTGGGCTGAAAGAGGTGTTAGTTTATATGAGATGTGGAATGCTGACTATATTGTTTATGAGAAAAACTATGGCGGTGATATAGTAAGGGACTTGTTTAGAAAAACAGCTCCGCTTATTCCACTTAGAGAAACTTGGTCTTCAAAGGGTAAGCTGATAAGAGCAACTCCAGTTTCAACTTTATATGAGTTAGATAGAGTGAGACATATAAAAGCATTTCCACTTATGGAGAAAGAAATGCTTTTATATGATGGAACTGGAAGATCACCAAACAGATTAGATGCTTTAGTATTTGCTCTTACTGATTTATCAGCTGCAGCAAGAGCACCAAATAATATGACTGCAGTTAAACCTACTTCTTTAGCAAGACCAAAGCTTCCACCTATTGGTCAAAGAGTTTATTAAGGAGGATACATGGATAGTTCTAACTTATCAATATATGAATCCAAGTTTATGCAAGGAAAAGGAGCTACCTTCAAAAAGTTTATTGACTATTATGATGGTAAATGCCCTATTTATTATAGGAAACCTCTTTCTCCACTTAAACAAGATTCACAGGTGAATATTCACAGTGATTTCTTTAACGACATTGTGAATCTTAAAACAGGGTATTTTGGTTCAGGCATAAACACTATACTTACAGCCCCTGAAGAAAATAAACAAGCTTGGTATGACAGCTTTCTTAAAAGAAATAACATGCCAGCTAAAAACGCAGAAACAACTAAAATGACTTCAACATGTGGTCTATCTTCAAGATTATTATATGTCCATAATGGCGAAATCTATATCAGAAATCTACCAGCAACAGACGTAATCTATGAATATGAACACGACATCCTTAACCCATCTAAAGCAATAGTTTATTATTCTACTCAAGATTTATTAGGACAAACTCATTGGTATTGCGATGTATATGACCAACAGATGGTTTATTTCTTTGAGAAACTCCCTTCAGCAGATGCTAATAAATCAGGCGTTTATACACCAAGAGCTAATATAGAAGGTAAAACAGAAGCACCACACTTATTCAATGAAATCCCTGTAATAGCATTTCAAAATAATGCTGAGTTAAAGAGCAACTGTTATATGACATTAGATATGATGGATGCTTATGATGAAGTTATGTCTGATGCAGCTTCAGAGATTAAAGCTTCAAGAAATGCTTATCTAAAAATCTTTGGCGATTTATATACAGGTGTAGATTCAGATGGTCAGCCAATAAATCTTACTGATGCATTAAGAGAAATGAACGCTTTAGTATTTGGACAATCAGATGATGGAACAAGACATGGTGATGCAGAGTTCTTACAGAAAACATTAGATCATCAAGCTATATCTGCAATGCTTACTTTATTAAGAACCCAAATCTATGAACAATCTAACTCAATAGATATAAGGGATTTGATGTCTAATGCTAACCAAAGAGTATTCACAACTAAAATAGCTATGATGAGATTTGAAGCAGATGCTCAACAAACAGAAACTTTCTTCAATGCTGCACTTAATAAACAAAATAGATTATTAGCTCAATATGCTGCAAATGCTGATAATATAGATTTGAAAGAAGAGGACTTTAGAAACATCTTTACAAGAGTATTCCCACAAGATCTTCAAGCAGTAGCTTCTACTTTCACATCCTTACTTGCTGCGTCTCTTCCAGTTAAAACAGCTTTAGAGTTATCTGAGATTGTTTCTTCAGATAAAGTTGATGAGATAGCTATGCAAATAGAAGAACAAGGCAGTGCTCTCCCTGTTGAGGTTGAAGAATGACATTATTAGAGAATGTAGCCAAGTTTATAAGAGCCCTATGGAAAGAAGTAAAACTCTTAACAGGAGTAGCTCTTCCATATGATAAAGCAACGATTGAATCGATTATCACTTCACAACTTGAACCTATATTCGCTGAAATGTTTAGATTAGGAAGAGAAATAGATTATGATATAGTAGATAAAAACATATCTAATCTGATTAAGAGGTATAATGTTCCTGTAAAATATGATAGGTATTTATTGGATAGAGTAAATGGTAAGAGTATATTTAGTGGATATTTTGATGAAGCTTATTATGATTTATACAGCAAGAGTGAGATTGATAAAATCAAAAGGACTATATTAAGAGCCAAGTATAGTGATATGAGCGAGAAAGAGTTGAGGACTATATTGAAAGCTGATTTTCGTATGACAGAGAAGAGAGCTCAGATTATAGCAAGAGGTGAGTTGCAGAGATTAGATATAGCGGCAGCTGAAATATATTATGAACAACCTGAAGTAAAACAAGGATATGATTTAGTATGGCAAACAGCAGGTGATGATAAAGTTCGTCCTGCACATGCTGAGATGGATGGTAAGAAGGCAGATAAAGATGGTTATTTTGATTCACCTACATGGGGCAAAATAAGAGGACCATCTGATATTCCTTATCCACAGAATATAAACTGTAGATGTAAGGTTATTTTTGTTAAAAGATAAATATTATTAGAAAGATAATATACTGGTCATAGGGGTAAAACGCTATGAGCGGAAAGGAGATAACAAATGACAATAGAAGAGATCAAAGTATTTTTGCAAGAGAATAAAGACAAAGAGGAGATTAAAACGTTTATTTCTTCCTTATCAGAAAAGGTGACGTATGATAAGGTTATGGCTGATCCTGAAATAAAGAAAGCTATTATAGCAGATCAGGATAGGGCTATACAGAAAGCTGTTGAAAACTATAAGAATGAACATCTTCCTAAAAGAGTAGAAGAGGAAATAAAGAAGAGAGGTGAGAAACAACCTTGGGAGATAGAGATTGCTAAACTTCAAGAACAGTTAGCAGCAAGAGATAAAGAAGCAAAGCTTGCTCTTGTTAAATCCAAAGTATTGGAGAGAATAGGGAGTAAGAATCTTCCAGTTTCTATTGCTGATTATATTCTTGATGAGGATGAAGAAAAAGCTTATAGTAAGTTTGAAGAGCTTGCAAAACACTTTGAGGATTATGCTCTTAAAGTAAAGCAAGAAGCATTGAAGAGTTATTCTACAGCCCCAGCAGGTAATCAGAATAAACTGGTTCCTAATGTAGGTAACACAAATGATATATTGCCAGATTTAGGAGATAACGCTTCCAAAGATGATTATAAAAATGCCCTTATAGCAAAGGGCGGTATTAAAGCTTTATTAAACGATAAAAAATAGGAGATTATTACAATATGGCAGGTATAACAAACTTAAACGAAAAATGGTCAAGTATTATTGAGCTTGCTGCACAAGAGCAATCAATAATCGGACAAGTTACTTCTGGACTTTATGCTCCAGACGCTACTGGAACAAAAGTAGTTCATATGAGAAGCATTGGTGCTCCATCTGTTACTACATATAACCCAGCTGGTGCTGATCTTACTTATTCTGATCTTACAGACGCAGTCATTGACTTAGATATGAACATCTACAAAGAGTTCCACTTCAAAGTTGAAGACATTCACGCCGCACAATACAATCTTTCATTAGATGTTCCAGCTCTTGCTCAAGCAGGTAATGCTTTAGCTATTGAAGCTGACAAATCTGCATTTGCTCTTTATGGTAGTGCAGGAACAACCATTGCTGGTGCTCTTGGTGTGGTTTTTGAAATCAACTCTTCAAATGTTGAGGATTATCTTTTCGAAGCAAAAGAAACCCTTGATGAAAAGAATGCTGGAGCTGATAGAGTTATTGTAGTTCCATCTTGGATGACAACCAAAATGGTTCAAGCTAAACTCGTAGTTCCTTCTGTTGATGCTAATGGTGCTTATAATGATGGTTTCATTGGTAGAGTAGCAGGTTTCACTGTTTATCAATCCAACCAACTTGCTGGTGCAAAATCAACTGGTCATTACATTATGGCTTTCACACGCAGAGCTATTCCATTCGCTTCTCAAATCCAATCAACTGAAACTATTCGTCTTCAAGGTAAGTTTGCAACAGCTTATCGTGGCTTATATGTTTATGGTGTTGGTATTCGTCATGCTGATGAAGTAGTTTCCATCTTCGGAAAACCAGTAGCTAATGCTTAATCTAATAATGGGGGCGTTAAGCCCCCATTTATCCAATCTTTTCTTTTCTTATCTTATAGGAGTATAATATGGATAATATAAACATTGTTCGTGGTTTAGCTATTGATAGAAAACCATTTGAACTATCAGGAAGCGGAACTGCATCTTCATCTGGTGCAGTTATAGCAACAGTTGCAAACGCTGCAACTTATATGCCTACTGATATTGATACACTTACAAAACTTAAAGTAAATAGCACAGATACAGACGATGATTCTCATTATGACGGTGTCAAAGAAAAACTTGTTGAAGAATATTCTATTGGTGGAGATCCTGCTACTTCTGGAACTACTACATTCACTATCACATCTTCTGCATCAGATGCCACTGCAGCAAGCTTATCTATTCCATTTGAAGGAACATATACAGCACCTATTGCAAGTGGTGATTCTGCTTCTGTCATTGCAGGTAAAATAAGAGCAATAGATATGTCTGAAAGTGATTTCACTCTTAGTGGCGAAGGCGCTGAAGTTATTGTAACAAGAACTGCTACAGGTAATAACATCCAGACTTATTTAGGTGTCGGATTAGAAATGGATGAAGGTGGTGGAACATTCTCTTTCGATGGTCCTGTTGTTGTTGATGGAACATATGAAGGTGGAGCAATGAGAGCTATTTATGCAGATATCCCAGGTGGTATTGAATCAAACACAGCAGGTGATATAACTGTTTATTTCGGTAGTGCAACAGGAACCACCGTCACATTAGCAGAAAATGAAACTGTTCAAACATTAGCCACAAAGATAGCAGCACAAAAACCAACAGCAGATTGGTCAGTCTCAACTCCTGATATGGGTGGAGAAACTTATATTCTTCAAATCAGATATAACATACCAGAAGCAGTTGATGCTCCAATAAGTATTGATTATGGAACTACTGGATTAAATGAAAGTGCTCAAAAAGTATATATCGCCGGTGTTGATGCAACTGGTGGAGAACTTGTTCCTGGTCCTATCAATGTTTATTTTAATAGCGCAACTGCTACAGTTATCCAAGCAGAAGAAGGTGATGAAGTAGCAGATATTTATACCAAGATTGCTGCAGCAGCTCCAACTGGATATACTGCTTCTTCAACAGGAAATATCACTATTGAGTGTGATGAAGATGGAGCACATGCAATCCACTTATCTGTTGATCTGTTAGACACTGGTATTACTAAATCTTCTTCAACTTTAACTGAAGGAACTGATTCTACTTCTGGAACTGGTGCAAGAACGGTTAAACTTTACTGTATTGGTAGTGGATCTACTCCATCAGCTTGTTATAAGACAGAGATTGTTTCATTAAATGGTCAATCTCAAGTAGAGACAACTGGTGAGTATTATTTCTGTTATCATTCAGAAGTTCTTACATCAGGTTCATCTAAAAAGAATGAAGGAGTAATCTATGTTGGAACTGGTGATCTTACTTCATATGTTCCTGATGTTGTTCATTCAGCCATAGCAGCAAACTCTTCTATATCAGAAGATTATGCTATGCTTGTTCCAGTTGGACAAAAAGGATTTATTGAAAAGATTTCAGTTTCCAATCCATCTACTACTGAAATGCTTAAAATAGATATTGCTTATAGAGGCAATGGTAAAGTTGGATTATTGAGAAAGGATTGGAATATTGTTCCTGGTAATACTGAAATAGAGTTTGAATATCCACTTTCTATTCCAGGTGGAACATTAGTATATCCAATAGTCAAATCCACATCTGCAACTTCTCCAGTAAGTATTTCAACTTCTGGTTTGGTTGTTTATTCTTAATAGGAGGGAATCATGGCTGTAATAAAAATAAAAGAAGGAACCCGTGATGCTTTTGATGATGGATGGGACAGAACCTATTCTCTCAAGCTCTATAAAGCAACAACTCCATCAGCCGATTCTGTTTTAACAGATTTCACTGAAGCAACAGCAACTGCTGGTTATTCTGCTAAAACACTATTATGGGCAGATGCATCTATCTCTTGGGATAGTGGATTAGGTAAATACAAAGCTGTATGGGCAGATCAAACTTGGAGTAGTGTTTCTGGATTAGTAGCAACAGGATGGTATATCGCTGATTCTACAAAAGCATTCGCAGCTGAAGCCAAGACACTTGGTTCAGATTATACCACATTGACAATCTCACCATCTATTATATTAGGATAAATCCATAGGGGGAGTATAAGCTCCCCCTTATATTGGAGGTTATATGATTCTCGTAGAAAAAAATACTAATCTAATCAAACATCAAGATTTGAACTATACTCTTGAAGACCATCAAGTTGTGGTTAAAGATTCCTATGACAATGTAAAGTTTATATTTGGTGATTTGAATAAGAATACTGCTTATACAGCCGATGTTTCACATATTGATTCTTTTATTGGTAATAAATATATTTATGAGAATGAAGAGGTTGTGTTGAATCCAGATTGGGTAGAGCCAGAGGTATAAGATATGGCTATTTCTTATGGAAGTGAATATGTATTTAATAGTGCTTCTACAAGTGTTCCCAGATCTGCTGCTATAGATTCAACTCATTTTGTAGTAGTTTATAGAGATGCTGGAAACTCTTATTATGGAGTTGCTATTATAGGAACTGTTGCAACAGACGGTTCTATTACTTATGGAAGTGAGTATGTATTTAATAGTGCTTCTACAAATAATATTGATGTTACAGTTTTAGATTCAACACATATAGCTATTTCTTATATGGATATTGGAAACTCTAACTATGGAACTGCTATTATAGGAACTATATCAAATGATGATGAAATAAGCTTTGGAAGCGAATATGTTTATCGAAGTGTTGAAACTACATTCAATAGAATATCAACCTTAAGTTCAACCAAGTTTGTTATTGCTTTTTTTGGACCACAATCTTATTCAAACTATGGTAATGCTATTATAGGAACTGTTTCATCTGGTAATCAAATATCATATGGAACATTAAATGAGTTTTCAGGTGATGCCACAACAGCAGATATAAAATGTAAAACTTTATCATCTTCTAAGTTTGTGGTTTGTTATAGAAAACCATCTGGAACTACCTATGGCTATTGTCGTATAGGTTCTGTTTCATCTTCAACTATTACTTATGGAACTGAAGTTTCTATTATATCTGAAGATACGAGAATCTCAGATTTGAATGTTTTAGATTCTACACATTTTGCAGTTGCCTATTATAGACAAGCATCTACTTCGACTGGTTATATTAAAATAGGTGTAGTTTCAGACACTACTATTACATTGGGTGATGCTTATTCATATTCTTCATCTATCAACTTTATTACTACTACAGCTACATTAAGTTCGACTGAGTTTGCTGTTCAATATGGTAGTTATGGTAAAACAAAAATAGGAACTATATCCAATGATGATGAAATAAGTTTTGGGAGTGAAAGCTCAGCAAGTATAAGCACGGTCTCTAAACCAAACATATGTGCTTTAGATTCAACACATGTTGTTCTTGTTTTTGAAGACACTGGAAACTCTAACTATGGAACTGCAGTAGTTGGAGCAACTGAAATAATCCTAAGCTTTGCAGCAACAATCGATTATAGCTATGATATAACAGCAACAGTTTCTCCAGCTCTATCTCTCTCTTCTACTATAAACTATGATTATGATTTATTAGCTGATACTTCCCTTAATCTCAATATATCCTCTCCAATAGATTACAATATTGATTATATATCCCCTATAACTGGAACATCATCATTCTCTTCCACTATTGATTATGATTATTCTATATTTAGTTTATTGCAAAATATATTATTAAGTGATTTTGTTATAGATTATGGTGTAGATTATTCGGCAGATATAGTTGGAGAAGGTTCTATATCGGCTGTTATAGATTATGATTATGATATTCTCTCCCCAGTAAATACACATTATTCAATAGCTCCTGTTATAGATTATGATATTGATTATGTTATTACATCTGAAGGTTCAGCTGATTTAGATGCTATAGTAGATTATGATTATGATTGGGGTAGTTGGTATGATTATCCAGGAAGAATAAATCGTTCTTATAGTTTTATCAATAATAGAAATATATCTTATTCTATTGGAAATAAGCAAGATAATAGAAATAGTAAAGCACAAATAACATCTATTGGTTTTACTCCTACAGAAACAGAAAATATGGCAAATACTATTCCTACTCTTGAAAACAGCAAACAAAGTAGAGGTAAATAAATATGATATACTTGAATCAGGCATTAAAACAATATTTCACAACTGGGATTGATAATGACAATGTCAAATCTATCAAGCTTAAGTGGATAAATCCAGACCAAGAAACTGGAGAAATAACAACTGGTATAGAAGTTGAATCATCAGCAGATGGTGAATATTATGTAGAGTTAGAAAATGATTTTCTTGATGTAGCTGGTGTTTGGACATTTTGGGCTGAAGTAACTGATGTAGATGATAATATATTCCCAGGCACTCCATTTCAAATAGTTGTAAGTGAAGAAGGAACTGGTCAAATCCCAGTTACATTAGAAGGAATAAAATCTTATTTGGGTATTACTACATCTGATAAAGATGAAGAGATTAAGGTTATGATACCAATGCTTATGCAAAAGTATTTAGAGATTAGAAATGCCCCTTATGAAACAGTAGGTGATGTTACTATTTATCCAGAAGGTATGGAATATGTAATAGCTCAAATGTATAAACATATCTCTTCAAAAGATGGTGATGCCTTATCAGAAAGCATAGGAAACTATTCTATAACTAAAAGAACTAACTATATGGGATTTCCAACATCCATTACTTGTTTAATAAAGAAATATCAAGGGAGAGTGATATGATTGAAAAGTATTTTACTACTCCATTTAGTGTGAGTATTTATACTGAAAGTAAGAGTAATGGGACTATGAAGGTTTCTTATACCTCTGGTTATAGTGGATTTTGTCATATAGATCCATTGTCTGTTGCTATCAAGTTTGAGAGTGATAAGATTAAAGCTCTTGCTACACATCGTCTTTTTACTACTTATCTGCCAACACAAATGAAGCCATTAGATTTAGTAGTAGTTGGAACCAAGACATATAAAGTATTACAAGTATTGAATGCAGCTGGTATGGGTTATCACACTGAAGCTATATTGGAGGGATAATGTTATTCAGAGAAAGACAGGAAAGGCATGAAAAAGAGTTTCTTAGAAAAGTAGGTAATGCTATTCAGTTGTCTTTGAATCAAGCAGGTAGAATAGTAATGTCTTACTTGCAAACAGAAACTCCTGTGAGAAAAGGTTTTCTTAAATCTCAAAATGGATATGAAGTAGAGCCACCTTTTTTGATTATTTATAATAAAGCTCCATATGCTAAATGGGTAGAGTTTGGGACTTATAGAATGTATGCTAATCCATATATGAGGAGAAGTATAGATATGAGTAAAAGAGGTATTTTTGATTTAATAAAGAAAAACCTGGGAGCAAGATAATATGGGAGTAGATAAAGGATTTTATGATTATTTAGATGCTGCTTTTACTTATCCAGTTTATTGGGGAAGGATTAGCACAACTGAATCAGCAAAAGAGGTAATAAACTTTTTTAGAATATCTACAGCTCAAGATGATATGAATCCAATAAGATTGATTACATATCAAGTGAGTGTGAGAGCAGGAGATTTAGAAACTGTTCAAGGTATGGCTAAAACAGTTTGTGATATATTAAGAGGATATACAGGAACTTGGGATAATATAGCAGTATATGTTCTTGGAGTAGAAGAGCTGGGAAATCTATTCGAAGAAGATGGACAGTTATATCACATACCAATCCAGTGTATTGTTAAAGTAGTCGATTAAAAATAGGAGAACAAAGCATGGCATATAACACCTTTTCAAATGCAGATAAGCTAACCCAATCATACAAACCAGCAATAGTTTCTTATAGAGATTATGGCTCAACTGGTGCTTGGACAAAAGCTTTATTTGCCAATGCTGTTCAATACAACGCTACAAGAGAAGTTACAGATGTTGTTTATCAAGATGTTGGAACTGTAGAATCACTTGTCTCTGCAGAAACTGTAGAGATTAGTTGGGAGAGCGGTCGAGTATTCGATTTGAATGCTATTTCTGCTTTATCTGGTGGTCTTTATGCACTTTCTACAGTTGCAGGAACATTAGTTGAAAATGAAGAATATGTTGCATCTTCAGGAGCTTGGAACTATGGAAAGTTCATTCTTCTTCCAGGTCAAAACTCTTCTGGTGCAAAACAAACAATAGCATCTGTTGTAGGTTCTGTTGATGGCGCACTTGTATTAGACACAGATTATTTTCAAGTTCAGTTAGACGAAGTTGGTTGGGGTCTATATATCATAGATTCTACAACTGTTACTACAGAAGCTCAAAACATTACAATCACATATGATTATACACCTGCAGCTTCAACAGTATTAAAAACTGGTGGAGTTAAAACCATCAATCCAATCGAGCTCAAGTTTGAAACACTTGATGCTTCAAGTAATGAAGTAACTTTAATATTCTACAAAGTAAATCCATCTGGAACTATCGGACATGGATTCACTGGTGAGAATGAAGCTACTCCAGCAACCATTCCATTTACATTTACAGCAGTTAAAGACACATCAAGAGCTGAGGGTGATCAGCTTTATACAGAAGTTAGAGCAAGCTAATCTTAATGGTGGGGAATATCTCCCCACCTATTTTTCATAATATAGAAAGGAGAAACTCATGTTTGATGCAAGAGCAAAGCTGGAATCACAAAAGAGGATTTATAAAACTGTCAATGGTCAAGAGTTAGATGTTACATTTATGCCATTTGCTTTGAATAAGTTAGGTTTAGAATATACTACTGCCTATTTTGATAGCGTAAATGCTTTGAAAGAATATCAGAAAAAACCAGTAGATAAAATAACAGAGAAAGATGTTGATGATCTTCAAAAGAAAATGAAGATTTATACAGATAAAGGTAAAGAGATTATTATAGCAGCACTTCATGCAAATGGTAAAGAAGTAGATGAAAAATGGTTAGAAGAAAATCTTGTAGCTGATGAGTTTCATCTTTTTATAAACTACATCCAAAGAAGAGACGAAGATACAGAAGAAAAAAAAACAAACTCCTTGGATGGAAACCAAACCCAATAAAAATACTAACCCTTATTCAAAGGGAATATAATATTCCAAGAGATGATTTATTATGGAAATATACTTGGGATGAGATACAAGATTATATCTATTCCATCCCCATTGACAGAGTTACTTTTATTGGACCAAATGATACACAAGAAACTTTGAATAAAAGATTTTTATCTGCATGGTGTGATAAAGTTGAAATAAAAGAGAGTGTTATCAATCAAGAGTTTGCAGATTTCTATAATAGATTTTATTCCAAAAAAGTGGGGTAATATATGATCGATTCAAATCTTGGAGAACTATTCTATAAACTTGTTTTAGACGAAAGTGACTTCAATAAATCAATAAACAAAGCAGAAGATCGTGTTGATCTATTCAATAAAAAACTTGACCGTGTTGGTAAAGAACTAACCACTAAACTTACTCTTCCAATATTAGCAGCAGGAACAGCTGCTATTAAAATGGCTGCAGATGCAGAAGCTGCTGCTTCCAAGTTTGATAAAGCGTTTGCTGGTGCTGCTAAAGATGCACAAGCTGCAGTTAAAGCTTTAGGTGATAGTTATGGTTATTCAAATACAGAAGCAACAAAACTTCTTGCTAACACTGGAGATTTATTAAAAGGATTTAATGCAACATCTGATCAAGCATTAGAAATATCAACTCGTGTTCAAATGATGGCTAAAGATTTAGCTATCTATAACAATGTTCAGGGTGGTGCTGCAGTAGCTTCTCAAAAGCTTACAAAAGCAATGTTAGGGGAAACTGAAGGATTAGTAGAGTTAGGTATTAAACTATCTCAAGCAGATATACAACAAGAGTTAGTAAGAACTGGTCAGGATAAACTTACTGGTCAAGCTTTACTACTTGCAAAAGCTCAAGCTACATTAAATCTGGCATCACAACAATCAGTTGATGCTATGGGTGCTTATGCTCGTTCTGGTGGTAATGCAACTGTTATGATGGAAGAGTTTAAGAAAGAGATTGCTAACCTTGCAGTTGAATATGGTGAAGTTTTAATGCCTACTTTCAAAGCTCTATTAGGCGGATTGACTGATTTAGTTAAGGGTATGTCTGATGCTGGTCCTAATATGAAGGGCTTTGTTGTGACATTATTAGGAATAGCAGCTGGTGCAGGTCCTGCTATTAAAGGTATAAAAGGTATTTCTGTTGCAATAAAAGCATTGAATGCTTTAGCAAAGGGAAATCCTCTTGGTATTCTTGTAGCTGGTATAGTTGCCTTAGTGACAGCATATAATGGATTAAGAGCTGCTGCTGAAGACAGAGAAATAGAAAGAAAACAACTATGGTCTTTCATGCCTGGTATAGATTCAATAGAACAAGGCAAGAAGGATCTAAAAGAAATAACTGCTCTTACTCGTCAATATTTCAAAGAAAGAGATGCTCTCTCTAAGGGTAGTGCTGCATGGCAAGCTGCTGATTCTAAAGCTCAAGATGCTGCACAAAAAGTTAAACAATATGAAGCTGCTCTAAATCTTGCTATACAACAAGAAAAAGTAATGGCTCAACTTCAAGAGGATAAAGAGAAAAAAGAACAAGCTGCAGTTGATTTAACAGAGGAATATAAGAAAGCTCGTGAAGATGTATTAAAAATACTTGAGGATGAAAAGAGTGAGTATGATAAAATACAAGAACAAATAGATGCTCTTTCCAAATATCCATGGGCTGGTGGTCAGTTAGAAGAAGAAAGATTAAAAGCAATCGAGATATTAAAAGCAAAACAAAAAGAACTAATAGACCAACAACTTGAAGATGAAAGAGATGCAGCCATTGAAAGAGCAGAAATAGAAGTTGCTACACTTGAAGCTATGCAAGCTGCTGAAGCTGCTTACTATGAAGAGCAAGCAAGATTAGCACAAGAAGCTCGTAATGAAAGAATGGGCAGTATTGATGATGTATTAAAACAATATTCTAACGCAGATGAGAGTGAGCTTGATAAACTTAAAGCAAAACTTGAAGATGTAATGGCTGTTGAAACAGAATGGTATGATGAAGTATTAGATAAAGAAAGAGCTATTGCTTTATTAAGAGAGCAGATAAATAAAGAAACAGAAAAAGCAGAGAAACAACAAGCTGAGGAAAGAAGAAAGAGATTCCAAGAAGAGTTTTCTTTTTATTCATCCCAAGCTCAGAATATAATGACTATATTCTCTTTAATGTCATCTTATCAATCTAATCTTGAACAAACAAGAATAAGTAATATTGAAGCTGAAACAGATGCTATGCTTACTAATCTTGATTTAAGATTAGCGGCTATCAAGCAACAAGCTGAAGCTGGTGAGATAACTCGTGAAGAAGAAGCTGAACATATTAAGGCATTAGAAAATGAGAAACTAAGAACTGAATATGAAGCAGAGTTAGCTAAATATGAAATAGAAAAAGATGCATTTGAAAGAAAAAAGAAAATAGCCATAGCTGAAATAGCACTTAATACATCCATTGCAATCATCAAGGGATATGCAGAACTTGGTCCAATAAAGGGAAGTATTGCAGCAATCTTATTAGCTGGTATTGCTGCTGGACAAATAGCCGTTGCTACATCTCAACAACCTCCACAACCTCCCATCCCTCCAACTTATTTAGCTGATGGTGGTATAGTAACAGAACCAACTAATGCTATCATTGGAGAAGGTAGAGATGATGAAGCAGTCCTACCACTAAATGATATGACATTCAGAAAGTTAGGACAAGCTATTGTTGATAGTATGCAAGGTTCAGTAGTTGATAAAACTGGTCAAGAAATGAACTTGACTATTATATTAGAAGATTTAGGACAAACAACACTGAAAGTAACACAAGATGCTCTTAACTCAGGAGTTATTCGTGTTCCATCAAGAGTTGTAGTAAGAGGATAATATGCAAATATTTTATAACAACTATATTTCAACTTCAACTCTCACACCATTAAATACACCAGTTTTCCAAGATGTAGAAGTTTTGAAGATACCTCACTTGTCAAGAACATTTACACAGGACAATAGTGGAGCAGACCCATATATCAAAATAGATTTAACGGAAGCAAAGCTTATTAAATCAGTAATCATTGATAAGGGAAGTTTATCCTCTTCATCTACTGTATTGTTAGAGTGGAGTGATGATGATTTTTCTTCGGTTGAAGATTCTGCAGAGATGACATTTGCAGATACTTGTTTTTATTGGAAGGATGCTACTGGATTAAGCTATAGATATTGGAGAGTGACTATGACTGATTCAGCTGATGATATTACTATTGGATATATTCATATTGGAGATTATATAACACTTCCTGGTATAGATCCAAATGCAACATTAAAGTATGCTACATCTTCAACAAGACAACTATCTATTTCAATGCAAACATATGGAGATGAGGGATTAAACTATTTAGCAACTACATTCCGCTTTCCTGTTGTTCCAGAAGATACTATAGTATTAAATGGAGAAACATTAGCAACCAGAAAAGATATAATAAGCATGTTTCATACAGTTCAAAATATTCACCCTATTTGGTTATTCATATGGGAAGAAAGTTTAGATGCTTTTCCACCTGTCTTCTGTGTTATAGACCAATCAAGCATTGACTTTCAATCTTCAATAAATAGAGGTTTATATTCAACTGATATATCGTTCTTAGAGGTGAAGTAAAAATGAAAATAACAAACGCTGCACTTATTCAAGAAGATTGGGGAAATGAAGTTGATATTAAAGCACTATTAAAATATGGTAGATATAATCTATCACTATCTAAAAGCGGAAATAATATAGTAGCTGCTGCTGGTTCTTTTGTAGATTACAATGGAACATTATATACTTGCTCAACAGATGAAACACTATATTCTTCAGCATTATCTGATGGTAAGTATTTTCTTACATCAACAGGGACGCCTGCTTCCACATTATCATTCACAGTTTCAACTGATACATTTATGACAATAGATTACACAAAGAATAGAGTATTGAATAGTTCAAGTAATCAGGTATATGCAGAAATAACTGTAAAAGATGGGGTTTATACTTTTTCTGATATGACTGGGAGGAATCATAACACTGCAAGAAAGGCAACATATAAAGGAAGAGATTTGAGTGTTATGCTTGCTGATATTATTGCTTATGATAGATTATTTCCGTTAGAGGAGCTTACTTATCATGATGCAGTAAATGATTGGGTTTTATCTGATATGGGTATAGCATTGAAGTTGAGAAATGGATATATTAGATGGAGTAGTGATATGATGACTTGGACAAGTGGAACTTGTTCTGATATAACATTGACTGATTTTAACTTTACTGGTGGAGCTTATCATGATGGAAAGTTTGTTGTTGTAGGAACTTCATTATCTCGATGGAGTATATTATATTCTGAAGATGGCAAAATCTGGGAAGAGGTTTATTATTCTACAGCTGGTTCTCCACCTGATAAAGTAAGATGGGTAAATGATAGATTTTTAGTATGGGGAAATGGAAGATTAGTTTATTCTACAAATGGACAAAGTTGGACTTTAACTACTATTGATTCAGGAACAACTGATATAGTTTATGGAGCTGGAGTATGGGTTAGTGCTCGTCCAGCAGGAATATACTCCTCATCTAATCTTTCATCTTGGACTTTAAGATTGACTCACGCTAATAATGGAGTTGCTTGGAATGGAAGTGTGTTCTGTGATGCCCCATCTGGTTCATCTTCAGCCTGTGTTCAATATACATCAACAAATGGAACAGCTTGGACTGCACCTAATAACACAACTTGGAAGGCACAAATCCACTTCTTTGCTTCCTCAACTGAATATTTCCCTATGAATAAAATAGTCGGTGGTGATGGTTATTTTATTGCCTCCATACAAGAGGATACAACTGCCGGTGCATATGATTATTATTTAATATCATCTACTGATGGAATAAACTGGCAACATATCTGTGATAATGCTCAAGTAGCAGCTACAGCAGCTCCTAATGGACCACTTATTACTCATGGTATAGGAAGAGCTGCAAGTATAAGATTCAACGACCATATGTTTTATTCTTGGGGAGCAAATGCTTATGTTTCACCAATGCTTCCATTGGTTTATAGTCCATCTTTCTTTGTTCATAAATATAGGAGCTCAAAATGAGAGAAATAACATCACCTTCTTTACATGATGACTACTGGTTCAATGATGTTGAAATATTCAATAGATTAAAATATGGAATAGATAGAATAGAGTTAGAAGTAGATAGTGGAAATCTTAAAATAAAAGAGAATAGTGTTTATGACTCAAACGGTATAGTTTATACTATTGATTCAGACACTACTATTGATTCTATATCATATACTGCAGGGCATTATTATTTTGTTAGAACTGACGAAGATGATTTAACTCTATTGGATGTTACTTCTATTCCAGATTATGCATATGACCCTGTAAGAAAAGGTATTTATTCTCCACTAAATGAAAAATATCTTGCACAGATTTATTATGATAATGGAACCTGGTTATTCTCTTATATGGCACCCGGTCAGATAAATCATATGCAAGATTATAAACTTAATGGAAAGAGTTTTACTACTGGATTAAAGGATTTTATAAGAGATAGCTCAAGATTAAACTTTAGACAGCTTGGTGTTTCATCAATGGTTAAATCTAAAATAGCAGTTGGTAATGGCTGGATTGTAACTGGTGGATATAGTCAGAATGCTTCTTCTGTAAATAAAGGAAGAATATTTAGAACACAAACAGGATTTAGTTGGGAAGAAATAACTTCACCTACAGATGGAGCTTTAACTGGTGATGAAATGTGGAAACTTGCATATTATAAATCTATAGGTGGAACACCTGCATTCTATTTAGTATGTGAAAACTTAGGTGGGACGGCAGGAACTATTGGTATTATTCGTTCAACTAATAATGGTTCAACTTGGTCATTAGTTTATTCTGGTGCATCTTTAGGAACAGCTGGTAATATAGGTTGGTTCAATAATAGATTGATATTATATGGACCATACAATGGCTCTTCTAAGCAGGTTGTTATTCATTCAACAAATGGAACAAGCTGGACAGCAACTGATACTGGTTTATCATCTGCTTATAGATTTCAAGGTTTAGCTTATGGTGCTGGTAAGTATGTAGCTTACTTGAAGAATAGTGCTTCTCCTTATCAACAATATAGTTATACATCAACTGATTTATCCACTTGGAGCAGTGCTAATCTTATAGTAAATGGAAGAGCAGCTGGTTCATCTCAATATAACTTGTTAGATTATTATAATGGAACATTTGTAGCTGCTTGTGAAGGAACAACATCTTTATCCTATCTTGCAACATCAACAAATGGAACATCTTGGACATTAAGAGGTTTCTATTCTACAGATATGGAAACAGCAAAGGTATATAACCTTGATGATTGTTTCTATATTACAACTTATTATGGAAACTATACAAGCAAAGATGGAGTTATAGTAAGACCAGCTTCAGGCATGCCTTGGAGTAATACGGATTTATATTATTATGCAAACAAGTATTATACTGATGATAAATGTTTTATTACATCATTGGAAAATACTGGTGTAAGTGGAACTCCTATTCAAGGAGCATATATCTCTTCATCTTTTTACACAATCAAATATATTGAAGCATATGAGGCACTATAATGAATAGAATAGAAAATAAAACTTCTGGTGAATATACATCAGAAAAATCATCTCTCGATAAGCTTAAAAATCTCCCCTATATAAACATAACAGTTGTTGATAATGCTGTTATTGTTTCACCAGGAAGTATGTTTAATATCGGTGCAAGTGTTTATGCTCAAGATACAGTTTATGCTGTTGGTGCTTATGATGAAGGAAAATATGTAGTTGTTTCATCATCAGGTTTTGCAATAGAAACAGCAACTCCAGTTTGGTCTGATATCTATTCTGGATTTTATTCCTCTGGTAAAAGAGTATTAGCCAAGTTAGTGGATGACCAAGCTTTATTACTTGATGAAAATAACTATACGAGCGGTGTTGGTATGAAGATTTTCAATGATTCTATTTTTGATTATTGTAAAAATCTTTATGAGTATTATGATGTTATTCCTAAATGCACAAATCAGGATACAACTGCCCAAGGAGTATTTAGAACTGTTATATGGACAGGAACTTATTATGTTGGAGCTGGAAGCAAAGCAAAAACATCAACTGGTGCAACAACGGATTTAGAAGAGGGAATAGCATACTCAACAGATTTAATAAACTGGACTTGGTGCTCTATACCAAATAAATCTTCAACTTATGCATTTATTTATGCAATAGATACAGATGGAAATGGAAACCTGATAGCAGCAAACAATAAAACATCAACAGACCATAGAGTTTGGAAATCAACTAATCATGGAGTTACTTGGTCAGATATAACATCAACTGTTGGAGCTGCAGCAACTCAACAAGTAGATAATGTGACTTATGCTAATGGTTATTTCTTTATATTAGGTGGAGAATCAAGCTGTATTTTCTATTCATCTAATCTTACATCTTGGACAAAAGTAGCTCCTGGTATGAGAGCACAAGGTATAGCTTATGGTGCTTCAACTTATGTTATATCTGGTTCAACTACTATTTACTCCTCATCTAATCTTTCATCTTGGACTTTAAGATTGACAGTTACAAGTGGTTCATTAAACAATACAAGATTTATAAACAATACTTTTGTTACATTTGGTGCTACATCTACTGAAAGAGCAATATGGACATCAACTAATGGAACATCATTCACAGAAAATAGTGCATCTAATGCTCCAGTAGAGTTTGCAACTTGGTCTGCTTCAAGTCATGCATTTAGAGATGGAGTTTATTATGATGGTAAGTGGTGGATAATAGCAAGAGGACAAGAACTTAGAATATCAACAACAGTGACTGGAAACTATTGGTCTAAACCTTGGATTACACAAAACTGGAAAGCATATAACGATTCAAGCTATTGGCATAACTTTGATACTATAAATGAATGCAATGGAAATATAGTTATTGGATTCTATCCACAATCATCAATGTTAAAATATGGTTATTCATATGCTGTGATTCCAAAAACAAGATTTGAAAATATCACTGATTTTTAAGAGGATAATATGGAAGTAATAAGCAGAAAACATGTTCTCGTAGAAATAGACAAAGGTATAACTTTCTTTCCAGGTTCAGTCACTTGGGTCTCTTATTCCTTAGGAACCTATATGATTACATACTCCAACTACAAGGACTATCGCTCTTTTGAATATGGTTTAGGAGCATGGGGTGTTTATGATTATGGTTATACAGGAGCAGCTGAGTTAGTGGAAGCTTGTCAAGGCAGAGAACCAGTATTAAGAATAGGAACTGTCTTAGTTGATTTAATAAACTATACAAAGGTTGATTCAATAGCTGAATGCGAAGCATTAGAAAAAACATTCTATTTCGATCCTTCAACACAAATCTTATATACTCACTTTGATGATAACAATCCACCATGGGTTTATGAATCAATAACAGTAGGTGCTACAAAGGGATTTGCCAAATACGAAGGTTATTATGATGATATCTTTTATGAAGCAAAAATAGCATCTATCCCATCAGTTAAACTAACAAAAGACAGTCAATACTTTGGTGTTCTTTCTTATGATAAAGCAACAATCCAACTATTGAACAAGAATGGAGAGTTTGACCACTTTAATGAAGGAAACTATTATGGACAACAGCTAAAAATCCTTACTTCTGATTATCCAGAATATAATACTTTTGATGCTGTCTATTCTGGATTTATCGAATCATTCTCTATTGATGCTGACTTTATATCTATAACTGCAAGAGATATTCGTAAAACATTGGACCAAAAAATACCTTATTTGGTCTTTTCTAAAACTGATTATCCAAACTTGTCAGATGATTATGTTGGAAAGCCATTTCCACTTTGTTATGGCTCTTGCAAGAAAGTTCCTTGCACACCATTAGATGGTAGAGATGGACAAGCAAACTATACATTCAAGATAGCAGATACTTCACGTTATTCATTGACTTCTTGTTCAGCTGTTTATGTAGAAAACAATCCCGTCACTTTTTCCTCTTTTAGTGCAGCTAATGGAACATTCTCTCTATCCTCTTCAGTTTATAAAACAGGAAGTATTGTAACTGCTGATGTTGTTGGATATAACATAACTAATCCATTAGAGATACTTGAAGACATCTTTCTTGAATATTTTGATAAACCATTAGATGATGTTTATTATGATTTAACTCAATGGGAGGCAGTAAGAGATTCGGGGCTTCCACCTATAAATCTATTCGTAAGTGATTTTACATCAACTTCCGATTTAATAAACTTGATTGCAGCATCTATTCAAGGTTTGTTTATGATTGATAGCTATGGAAGATTTACATTCAAACTACAAGATAGAAGCGCTGCCTCAGTTAAAACTATCTATGCAAGTGAGCTGATAGAAAAACCAGCAGTAGATTACATATCTGATGAACTATTATCCTCCGTTCGTATTGGATATAATAAGAAATGGAGTCAAGAGTTAGGATATACTTGGTATTTGAATCGTGATGATGAAGTAGAAATAAGCGCTAACTATAGAAAGAAAGTAATCAAAGATTATGAAACATTACTATCAACAGAAGAAGATGCTATTGCCCTATCAGAACAAGTTATGGAAAGCTTTGGAGGAATATTCGGAACCTATACCTTCAAAACTAAAATCCACCATTATGATTTAGATATATTAGATAATATAGATATAGAGCTTTATATTTTTGATAATGGAACTTATGGAAAAGTAAAACTTGAAATCATTGGAATAGATTATGACTATTTTAATAATGAAATAACCTTTCAGGGTAGATGGATAGAGGATGTGGATGCTAATATTTCTCAAGCTAAGCTTATTCGTTCATATAGAAAGCTGTAAGATATAGTAGGTATTCTTGATCCATTGAATACCTCTCTAAAGTAGTAGGGCTCTTGCCGTTGGCAAGGGCTCTTTTTTTATTTAGAGGAGAGAAGAATAACTTATAATGTTTTCATACCAGATGAAGGAGTATTCAATGACTACAAGAACTGATTTTGGTGATAGTTGCTCAGTCAAGCACATAGTCAAGAACATTCTGATTTTGATTGCTATTATTGGTGGTGGAGCTTTTCTGATTGCTCATCCTATTTTCCTTGTTGCCCTTTCTTTGATTGGTGTTTTTATGTGGCTTAAGCCGTTCATTCCCATTGCCATTATCGTTGGCATAGTTCTTGTTATTCTATTTTAAGGAGCAACTATGATTACTAAAACTTATCGTGGCAAGTTTCATTCCAGGAGTTTGCGTTATCTTGAAATCAATCAGAATGTTCAGCGTGTTGTTCGCTATCCAGATAAAGTGACTATCATCTTTGATAACAGCTTTGAGCAAGAAGCTGATGGTATTATGGCTCGTGCAAAATATGTGGATAGCATAAAAAAAGTTGAAGAAGTTAGATAACATTTTAGAGAGTAAAGTTTTGTGTTAGAATCAAGATTAAATGGAGGTATGTATGGATGATCATGTGTTTTCTTTTAAGATTACGAGAGAGAAGTATAACGCCATAACTGGTATGGAAATCTCTCAAGAGGATTGGGAGGAACTTGTAGAAAATACCTCTAACTCAGTTTTGGATTATCTTGAAAGAGACATTTGTGAGTGGATTAGTGAAATAGAGTTTTAGAGATTTTATTTGTATGTTAGAATGATCCTATCAAGATTTGATGGAGGGTGTAGATGAGCAAAACAAAGATGATGAAAAGGGCTGCCAAGTTTAGCAACTGTAAGCAGGAATATAAGTTCGATCCTGAATATAATGCCCACATCTACACTGTTTCCAAAACAAACGAAACTTATGCATTTTATTTTGGTTTTCACAATGGTGGGTTTTTCTGCTCTTTGACTGGTGTAAAAAACAAGCTTTGTGTTCCTCATATAGATTTTGTTGATAACCCCATGGGATACAGCATTGAGAATCGCACTTTTGTAAATGAAAAAGAGTGGGTTATCAAGATTTCAAATCATTATATAACTTCAGACACTGCTTATGCTGATATTCTTTCTCTTGGTTCAGAGATTTTTAATCTCTGCCAGAAAGCTATGGAGGAAAAGCGTGGTAAGTAAAGAAACTCGGGATGCTCGCAAGAAACAAACTGCTGAGTTTTTCACACCTCCTATACTTGTAAATAAAATGTTAGACAAGTTTAATCCTGATTCTTGGCAAGAAGAAAAGACATTCTGCGATCCATCTGCGGGCAATGGAAACTTTCTTGTAGAAGTGTATCGGCGGAAAGTAGAGGTGTATAAGCACTCTCCTATAAAAGCACTTACAACCATCTATGGTGTGGAACTTATGCCTGATAATGTTCAAGAAATGAAAGATCGTCTTCTTGAGATGGCAATAAGTTATGGTGTAAATAAAAATATTGCTATGATGATTTTGAATAAGAACATTGTCTGTCATGACGCTCTCACATATGATTTTACTTTTTCATAACTTTTTTATTAAAATACAAGCATATTTAATAGTGGAAGGGGGTGAGGCAAGGTAAGGAACGGAGGTGTAAGGCATGGATTGGCAGTCACGGAGTGTTAAGTTTTGGAGAGGAGCTGGTGCGGAGTGGCAGTCGTGGATGGGAAGGGCAGGTTTGGGTTCTAAAAATCTTATACAAGGAGTTATTTATGGCTAAAGAAATCACATTAAAGACACTTGACATTCAACGGCTTAGTTTTAAGATTGTGGGTGATTCACCACTTATTATGAATCGTTTTGATGAAAAAGCAAAACGGGAAATGCTTGAAAAGCAACAGAAGAAGGCAAAGGGAGCCAAGGAAATCAGAGATCCAGAAGCAGAAGTGCAGAAATCCCTTTATTTTCTTCCAAATGACCAAGTAGCTTTCCCAGCAGATGCAGTCAAGCTTTCAATGATTCGTGGTGCAAAATCACTGGGCATGGTCATGTCAGATGCTCGTGGTGCTTTCTTTGTTGAAGGGATTTATTCAGAGAAAGATGGACGAGACCTCATTCCAGTTGAAGGCGTCGTTCAAGCCCGGGAAGATGTAGTTAAAATCGGAATGGGGACAAGCATGCTTCGTTATCGTGGTCAAGTAGCCAACTGGAGTATGACCATCAACATCCGTTTCAATGCTTCTGTGATTTCTGCTGAACAACTTGCATCCATGTTGTCTGCCGCAGGTTTTGGATGTGGCATTGGTGAATGGAGACCAGAACGAGACGGATCATTCGGCATGTTCCACATTGACACCAACTGATTTATATGGGGGCTTTAAGCCCCCATGTTTTATGATATGGTATGGAAGGGCGCGGGCGGGGAAAGGAGCGGAAGGGACGGGTAAGGTATGGCAGGTGAGGAAAAAAACATTTAGGAGGTATTATGATTTATTCATGGGCAAAAGGAGCATCTTTTACTGCAGATGCAAATAAAGTAGGACAAGAACTTGAAGAGTTAGACAAAGTTTCTATTGATTCAGTTTTGAATAAAGCAAGAAATCCAAACACAGAGTTAAACAAGTGTTTCATTTGGGATGATTCAGAAGCAGCAGAGAAATATCGAAGACATCAGGCATCAATGTTGATTTCCACTATCAAAGTAGAAATACAACCAGTCAATCCATCAACAGAACCTGTTGTTGTTCGTAGCTATGAAAGTATAAAGACCAACAATGATCGACACTTTGTTTTCACACCAAAAGCTATTTCAAAACCAGACGAAACTGCAATGATTCTTAGTCGGATTATGAGAGATATAAAATCTCTCGAAAAGAACCTTCAAGATTACAAATCTATTCTAACGCCAGAAATCAAAGCAAGAGTAGAAAATCTTTTAGGATTCTTTTCCTAATCTAATAAAAACTCCTGAATAAGGAGTTTTTTATTTATTTTTCAGCAAAATAATGCATACTTTATATAAGATAGTATTATTTTAATAAATGCAAAAAAAATAAAAAGTGAGGTAAAAAATGGAAAATGAAGAGTTGAGAGATTGTGTTCAAGATGTATTAGAGGAGATGAGAAAAAAGCAAAAAGAGTATAATAAACGAGCTGCTGATTATCATAAGCAATATTACTTAGACAATAAAGAAAAAATCACACAAAGAAACAGAGAGTATTATCTAACTCATAGACAAGAGCTTATTGCAAGACAGCTTGAATATAATAAAGAGCATCGTGATAAGGCAGCTGAAAGAACTAAAAGGTGGTATCATAAAAATAAAGAAAGATTAAATCAGGAAAGAAGAGAAGAAAGAGCTAAAAAAAAGGAGGAGAAGGATGCCAACAAGTTATGAGAAAGGAAATAAGTTTAGGGAAGAAACCGTCCCAAACATTATATTTCAACTGAATAGTAATATTCATAAATGTGGTGTTTGGATAGAAGTGTTAGAAAAACAAGGTAGTCATTGGGCACAATCACCTTGGTTTAGTAATGAAGTAAAAGCATTGATAGTGGGAAATGAAAAGATGTTATTCTTTTTAGATACAAATACTGTTTTACATTATTTAGATAAGCACAAAGATGAGTTTAAGTTTAATAGTGGCAAAACAAGTATTGGATTAAACATTCCATTGAATAGTTTGACTGCTTTTCCTTGCTATCATGTAAATAAGAAAATGATTGATAAAACAGATATTCTTCATGTTGCTTCTGAGTTATTGAAAGTATGACGATAAGAGAAAATGCTAAAAGATTATTATTGAATCAATCTTGCTCAACTTGTTTTAATGGACAAAAAGTTGCTTTTAGTGATGGCAAAGTGGAGATTAGATGTTATCATAACTTGAAGCAAGTTGAGCCATATCATTATTGTAAAAAATATTATCCATATCCTAAGGAGTTAGAATGTCTAATAGAACAGCTTCAACCTGGTGGTATAAAAATGAAGATGCAAAACAAAAGCTTTTGCAAGTAATAACAAAATATAATGGTCCTGAGGAACCTGAGCCAGATCAAGAAAATAACTGTATTTTTCTTTGTGAAGACAGGTGGGTGGTCTGTTAGGTTTCAAAATGTGAATCCTAAAACAATAGGGGATGTTGATTTACAAATGCTTCTTTTTCATGGGAACAGCCCAGAGATAATAAAAGCAAGAATAGAAAAACTAAAAGAGATTGGTCTTGAGAAAGAAACAAATGATTTTCTATCCAAGTTTTCTTTTATATATGATAAAATATTGAAAGAGTAAAGCATATTTAGAGTATAAATAAAATCGTTGCGGAGATTTTGTTTATCCATTTACGGGAGTGAGTGGAGGATATGACCCTGAGATGCTACCGCAATAGCATTTCGGGGTTTTTTATTAAGGAGAAACATTATGAATCAAGATTTATTAAAGATGATGAAAAACTATGTTTCAAACATGGACAATCAATATCTTCGTAGAGATTTGATTGAATGCTTACAACCTGAAGAACTTGTAGAATATGAAACTGCAGCAAGAAAAGAACTTGGTTTAGACACATCAGCATATACTTTTCATAAAAACCCAAACTTTAACTAAACATCTTTCACATACACACATCCTTATACATTTAGACCTATTTAATATAGGTCTATTTTCTTATTAAGGGGGAAGAATGAAAGAACTTATACCTGTTTTACTATCACATCCGAACGATATCCCACCATTTATTGAAAATGATTTCTTTGACAAGGATATTGCTCGGAAACTTGGACTTGTCTATGAACAATATAAGAAGACAAATAAGATTATATCATTAGATTTAGCAAAATCAGTATTTGATATAAATACATTAGAAACAAATGAGGCAGATTTAGAATATGCCTATCAACAACTTGAACAATGGAATGTTTTACAGTTTTTAAACAAAGCAGTAGATAAACAAGAAACATCATGGCAAGAAATAGAAACATTACAAAATAAATATAAAAAAACATATGGTGATAAAACTAAATCATCTACATCATTCAGCAGTTATGAAGACATTGATAAAATATATAAAGATTTTCAACAAACAACCATTGATACTATATCAACAGGTTATCCATCATTTGATACTATGTTAAATGAACAAAAAGGATGGATGAGAAAAGGTTTATATTCTGTAATGGGATTAAGTGGATATGGAAAATCTATATTTTTAACCAACTTCGCTCGTTCATCATTTCAAAATAATCAAAAGGTATTATACATATCAACAGAAATGACAGAACCTGAAATAAATGAAAGGTTCTTTAAAAGTCTTACTAATAAAACTACATTTCAAGAAGCATTTCTACATATTCAAAAATACAAACTTAAATATGAAGGTTCATTTCAGGTTATTAAAATAGACCCATACGATGCTACTGTAAATGATATCCAAAACATTATCGATAAAGTTGAAGTAAAACCAGACATTTTGTACATTGACTATGCTGATGAACTTTTACCTGATGTAAAAGTAAATAGTGAATATGATGCTCAAGGAAACGTTTATTCAAGATTAAAGAAGTTAGCAAATGAAAATAATATACCTGTTATAACAGCAACACAGACAAATAGAACTGCCGAAGCAGAAAACGGTGGAACAAAGACATATGTTGGATTTGGAGCCATTGCTGATTCTTCAAAGAAAATAAGATTAGTAGATGGTTTATTTAGTATTATACAACAAAACGGAGATAGAGAAGAGAATAAAATCTATCTTCAAATAGTGAAAAATAGAAAATCAAAATCAGGTGAAATGTTAGAGTTCAATATTGATTATTCTACTATGAGAATAAATGAATCAGGTATAGTTCCACTTAAAGACATTATTAAGAAAAATAGGGATTCAAAAATACAAGAAAAGAAAAGCACATTAAACATGATGACAACTCCACAAGAGTTTGATGAAAGATTGAAAGATAAAAGAGGTAAAATATGAAGTTTAATAATAAAAATAGAGGTTATAGCCAGTTATATTGGGTTATTGCTGATAAAATGAATCCTTATACTTTAAGTGTTTATTATCTTATTAAGAGTTATGCAGGGTTTAAGAGTTTTGGACTATCAATAAGACAAATAGCACAAAGATGTGGTATGAGTTTTGGAAAGGCACAAGAAAGTTTTAAGAAAATAAAAGAAATAGGACTTATAAAACTATCTAAACAAACAAGTTATTTTGAAGCAGACGAATATGATGTTTGTGATGATGAACTTGCTATGCAACTTGACCCTGATGGAACATATAATAATAACAGGTTTATTGAATAACCTTCTCGTGCGCTTTTGTATTGATCATATGGTGATCTATAATAGATCATGGGATGATATACTTATATATAATAGCACGCTCTTTTATGGAGCGTGCATATGAAAGAACTGGTTGCAGTTATTGCATGTAATAAGTGCATCGTTCTTAAATAAAGGGGCTTCTTTAGGAAGCCCTTTAAATAGTAAAGAGCTGAAGTTTCTGTTCAGAAGAGAGAAGATTAAATCACCCCGCCGGGGCATAGTTTATTAAGGAGAAAGCATGAAAATAGATGAACAAGCAAAATCACTTCTTCAAGGTCAAAGCTGTAAAACTTGTAAAAATCTCTTTTGTCCAGAAAACGGATTTATGAGAATAAAAGGTGAAACAGAGTGGGGAACTATGCAAATCTGTCAAATAAATAAAACAGAAACTAAACTTGATGATTGGTGTGATAAGTGGTCAGGTCGTCTAAACGACGATGATATAAGAGAAGTAGCAAAACTTTTAAATAGTCGTTGTAGTAATCAATCCCGGCTTGCAACAAGAATACTCTTACAAATCCTGATTGAAAAAGAGAGAGAGAAACTATGAAAATAGAAGAGAAAGCAAAATACTTATTAGAGGGTAAATCTTGTGATAACTGTTTCTATATGACTTTTTGTTCAAAAACATCTTCATAATGTTTGGAAAACAATAACTGATCAGGTTGAAGTGAAATACCCTTATTTGTCATCATTTGTAAAGTTTGGTCTTGATACATATATGATGAATATGATAACCTTTTACGAATTAAAAGAGTATTCTAATAAGGCTCATATCATAAGAGATAATTGGGATCTCTTCCAAGAGATATTAAAAGAAAACCCTTCAGAAGGTTATATGTTTGAGTGGTCCGAATTAGGTGTGGATATATGGAAGATAAATACTGATCCTGATCAACCTGGTTTGAGAGTAGCAATAACACCAGCAGATAAAAGAAAAATGATAGATAAATATGTTTTTGAATTAAACAAAGAGTTAATGAATGAATAATAAAGGAGTAATATGATAAACATCAGAAACAGTTTGCAACAATTCAACCCCCTTGTCATAGAAGATAAGGGTCTAATTATCACTGGTTATGATAACTTAGAGGTATTAAAGAGTATGCCAGATGGGTGTGTGGATAACATATATATTGATCCGCCATTCCTCACGAACAAGACCTGGGAGAAGAACGGTTGGACTTTCCACGACCACTTTGATAATATGTGGGAATATCTTTATTTTTTAGGTGAGCGTCTTGTAGAAGCAAAAAGAGTTATGAGAGAGAGTATAATAACTTACGATGGAACTAACTTTTATAGAGATGGACTGGTTATATCTTATCAACCTCTCATAAATAAACTAACTACTGACTGGCTTTCCTCTAAGCAGAAGACAAAAGAGGTAAGTAAAGGTAAAAAGTTAGGTGCTTCCATCTTTGTCCATATTGACTATAGAACAAATAACGAAGTAAAGACATACCTTATGGACCCTTTGTTTGGTGAAGGTGCAGGTGCTCTTACCTTAGATGATGTTCAAACCTTGATGCAAAGTAAAATAGGTAAGCAACTACATACTCCAGTATCTGTGCCTAAAGTAGATATAACAGATGGACCTTGTATTTGTATGGACTTCTTCGGAGGGTCACATAGTTATGCTGCTGCTGCCTGGAAAACAGGTAGGAGGTTTATATCGATAGAGTTAAATAAGTCAGAAGAGTTATTCTACAAACAGATAGGTGATACCAAGTTTGGTGAGGATAGAGAGTAATATGTTCATAGGACAATTCATCTGGAAGAATATAAAAGGTATAGGGTTTATTAAAAACCCCAAGAGTTTTACAATAGCAAACCATAACTATGACATCATATTGTGGTATGGAAACCAATTTGTTTATGAAGAAGCAAAGTTTGACTTTCCTAAACAAGATGAAAAAGGTAAATATAGAATAACTACTTCTGGTGGCTGGAAATATAAAGATAAAGAAAGGTTGATAAAAAGATATGGTGATAGGTTGGTTTATACTAAAGCAGGTGAAATAGCAGGTACTAAAATATATGAAGGTAATAAGAGTTATATAGGTATTAGATGTTTATTAGATGACTTGGGTGGGAATAATAAGATATACCCAACAGCAAAGCCATATAAATTATTAAGGAGGATAATATCTTTATCAACCAAATAGCAGTGAAAACAAGAGCACCTTGGGCATATGCCACATATCAAAAAAGAGCAAATGAAACTTGGATGGTTATATTATTTTACTCTCTTATTGATAACTATATTTATGAGGCATATCATAGTAAGCATATAAAAAGAGAAATAGTATATAACTTGGAGACATCAGTAAAGTTAGGCAACTGTCCAGGTCATAATAAGAGAGAGTATTTAGGTATAACTCCTAAAACAAGATGGGGTTTTGGTGATGAGAAGATGACACAATATATTAAAGAAGGTAAAATATATAAACAAGGTAATAAGTTAAAGTTCAAAAACACAAGATATGGTTTTATAGAAACTGACTTATGGGAGTATGCCTCATCTAAACAAGGATACCCAACAGCAAAACCATATAAATTATTAAAGAGAGTAATTCAACTTTCTACAGTATAAAGGAGTGGATATGGGAAAGAGAGGTTGTGCCATACCTCTCTTTTTTTATGCATATTTATTACCAAATATGAAATATAAAACCGTTTATGCAGATCCACCTTGGACATACAACAAATCTACAAAAAAAGCAGATGTTAGTTTAGTTTATGATACTATGTCTCTAAAAGATATTTTAGATATGAAAGATTGGATAAATGAAATAACAGAGCAAGATTGTGTATTATTTTTATGGACTACATCACCAAAACTACCAGAAGGTTTAGAAACATTAAAAGCTTGGGGTTTTCAATATAAAACTTCTATTATTTGGAATAAGATAAAACCATATCTTGGTTATTATGTAAATCCGATTCACGAAATATGTTTGATTGGTGGTAAGGGTAAATCAACACCAGAAATATCAATGAAAGAAAGAAATCAAATACCAAGCATTATCACAGAAAGAAAAACATCTCATAGTAAAAAACCAGATAAGATGTATGAAATAATAGAAACGCTTTATCCAACATATCCAAGAGTAGAACTTTTTGCAAGAAACACAAGACCAGGTTGGGATAGTTGGAACCCAACTGAAGGACTATATTTAAAGGAGGATGCAAATGTTTAAACTAAGAACCTTTCAACATTCTGATTATACAGAATACTATCTACAACTTCGCCTGCTAAAACACTGGATTACTCTACTCCATGTAATAAAGGATTAAATGTACTTTGATGAAAAAGAAATGTTCGATCTATGGTCCAGATACTCTTCTCTTGATAGACACGAAATAGAATACTTTTGGAGAAAAACTACAGAAGTAATAAACGGCGTCATCTACACCCATAGGTTCCAAAAATACGGTTGCCCATTCGAAGATATACAAGGCGTCGCTATCGAAGCAGTCTTAGCAGCCCTTACTAGATTCAATCCTGAGTTCATAAATAAAGATGGAAAGAAAACTACCCTATTCAACTATATCTCCCTTGTAGCAAAACGCTCCATCCGCTTCTATACCATAAAAGAAAATAAACACAAAACTGAAGAACTATTCGAAGATGTCTCAAGTAAACATGAGGACACAATAGACCTATTCTCTCTTAAACAACAACTAGACTCAATCATAAATAATAAATATACCCAAGAGAAAAAATATACTGGCTACCAACGTAAAATACCTCCATCAGTAAAAAGAGACCTATTCCTCAAGTTCAACGAAATAATAATACAAGCCATATCAGACGGAGAAATCATAACAAAAAGAAACCTATATCCATTACTAAAAAAAGAACTTGTAAAAACAACTAAAAGATCTCTATTTCAAACACGTATAAGAACCTATGTCTCAACAATCAAACATGGATTATCATCTAATACATAAATCTTTATAAGATAATGTAATATGTTATGTAAAGATTTTGACAATCCAATGGTACATTTATTCTTTGCAAAACATCCTCTAGTTCTTAAACATCAAGTCTATTGCCAAAAATGTCTACAAGAACACAAGTTTACATTCGCTCAACACGTTATACATATAAAAACACCTATAAATGAAGATGAAATGGTTGATGTATTAAATATGATGGCGGTTTGTGAAATACATTACCAAAATCACATTAAAGATGTTAAAAAGGGGGATTGTAATGGGACTATTTGATAGGAAAAAACCAAAAATAGAAGAACAACTAAACGTTTCAGATAAACCTGCTAAACCAGAAGATATAGAAAAAGATTATGACTTGACTGGATTACTGCCTGAAGAAATAAAGTTCATGAAAGCTTTATTAGAAACTGAAGGTGTGGCAGTAAAAGCAATGCTTAAAGTCAAACCACATCTTACTTATTATTCTGCAGCGGTACAAGCTAATCGTTATCTAAGAAAACTAAGAACTAAGCCATTCTTCTGGGATATAATGGGAATGGGTTATGGAGATTTGAAAGATATAATAACTAATCTAAAGCTTTCAAAACCAGAAAAAGCAGTTGATGTTATTATGAAAGTCAATAAAGAAGACGTAGAAAGACACGAACACTCAGGAACTATTTATTTAATAAAAGAACCAGATTTAGATGAATAGAATAACATTCACGCCTAAACAGAAAGAGCTTCTCACTTTATTAAAGAATCCGAATCTTAATCAGGTTTTTGCTTTAGGTGGATCTAGATCTGGTAAATCTCATGCTATTACTGAATATAGCGTGAGACAATGTTTTCATCATCCGGGATTAAGAATACTCATAGCAAGACAGTTCCTCTCTCATGCTAAAGCTTCTATATGGGGAGAAACAATAAAGAAAGTATTAAGATCCTATTCCAAACTATATGAGGATCCACTGTTCACTATAAATGATACTTCATTATGTGTTACATTCAAGAATGGATCTGAGATACATGTGGCTGGTCTAGATGATAATGAAAGATTAGAAAAAATATTAGGTCGTGAGTTTGGTATTATATTCTTGAATGAGTGTTCACAAATCTCTTATGATGCTGTCAAAATATGTAAGACAAGATTAGCACAAAATATTGATGGATTCAGAAATAAGATGATATATGATGCCAACCCACCTGCTCCTACTCATTGGCTTCATAAGATATGTATAGAGGGAATAGAACCAGATACAGGTAATCCAATAGATATGAAAGAGATTGGGGTTACATTCATAAACCCCAAAGATAATATAGATAACTTGAATGCTGATTATATAAAGACATTGGAGAGTTTGCCTGATAGAGAGAGAAGAAGATTCTTGTTAGGTGAGTTTGTAAAGATGCAGGGTGCTATTTATGATTCATTCTCTTTAGAGGATAATGTTATTCAATATGAACAGGTCCCAAATATTGAATATTTTACAGTTGGGATTGACTCTACAGGAAACAATCTTGCTGCTGTTTTGATTGGATGGGCTGGTGATAATATTTATTTATTAGATGAATATGCTGCGTTTAGAATGCCCATCACAGACTTTGCTTCTACAATCTATTCTAAATGGGGAATATATGGTTATATCGGATATGCTGACCCTGCAGCTGGAGCATTGAATAACTATTTTCAAAATGTAATCCCAGCTGATAACTCAGTAGCTCCTGGTATAGATTATATAAGAACAAAGATTGAATACAAACAACTATTCATGGTCAAAAAAGATGGCAGAATAAAAACTCCCAAGTTATTAGAAGAAATGGACTCTTATCGCTATGATGATAAGGGTCGTATTGTCAAAGAAAATGACCATTTATGTACAGATGGTGATACATTGATAACAGTTCCCGGTGGTTATAAAAAGATATCAGAGATACAAGTTGGTGATTTTGTTCTGACTACTGATGAGACATTTCATGCTGTTGAGCAAGTATTTGTATCAGAGAAAGAGACAGTAGAGTCTTTGTTCTCAGATGGGAGGAAGATCATCTCTACACCAGATCATAGATTTATAACTCCTCAAGGCTATATCGAACAGCGTCACTGCATATATCCTATATATAGGAGAAAGCAATGTATCAAATACACTATGGAGTCAAGTTCTGGAAAACAAAAGGTGGATATTGGTCTAGGTTCAGAGATCCTCAAGAAGAGTCTTGGACCAGTAGAGCACATACTTTCGTATGGGTTACAAATAATGGTCCAATCCCTAATGGATATCAAATCCATCATAAGGATTTTAATAGAGACAATAATGACATTTCTAACCTTACCTGTGTGGAAGAAGCTGTTCATCACACCCTTCATGAACAAAGTGAGAAAGCTAAAGAATGGAATAAAGAATGGAATAGGAAAGGTACTCAAGCACTTAGAAGATTCAGACAAGAACATCCTGATGAAGCTCATAAGCAATATAGTCAAGCAGGCAAGAAAGCTTGGGAGAAGATCAGAGAAAGAGGAAAGTTCAAGCACATCTGTACAACATGCGGAAGAGAGTTTGAATCATACATGGAAAGACCAATCAAATATTGCTCAGTCAAATGCAAGAATGACAGTCCAAGAGCCAGACAAGCACGACTTGATTACGATAATAGACTCAAAGCCAACAGGAAAAAGAAAAGTATACTCACTCCAGATTGAGGGCTGTTATACTTACTATACTAATGATGTAGCTACTAAAAACTGTGACGCTATGCGCTATGGTATATATTCGCATGCATTGTTCGGTGCTTCTATTCTAAGATAATATATCCTAAAAAAAAGGAGATGATGCCTATGCCAATATTCGGCAATAATAAAATAACACAACTAGAACAAAAACTAACACAAGCTCAAGATATCATAAATAAAAACACTGACACCATCCAAACATTGGAAGACATGATATCAAGAGAAAAACAAGATTCTTGGGAGTTCAGTGATATAACAACATTATATAATAAACTGGGCGATCCCTATATTTATGATGTCACCACTAGAAAATGTGTTGATGAACTAGCCAAGAATATAAGCCAAGTTACTATTGAAATACTTAATAAACAAGGCAATGTAGTATCCGATACAGATAAAGTAGTCAAGCTATTCAATCATATCAACGATGAAGATTCTCTTACTGATTTTATTTATGAGATAGTAAGGTCTTTATCTAGATATGGAAAAGCGTTTATTTTTCTAAATGGTGCTAATAAAGTACCAGAAATGATGGATGTTTTGGATGCCAAAGATATGAAAGCAAAAATCATATCTGGTAAGCTTTATAAGTGGGTATATCAAGGAAAGAAGTTATTTGAGCCTGAGGATATTCTATTTATAAGATATAAACACCCAGTTGATCCTTGGGATGGTATTGCTCCCCTCTCTTCTATTATAAAAGAGTTAGTCCTATCTTCTTCATCTTTAATCTACAATATTAAATATTTTCAAAATGGAGCTACTGGTAGAGGAGCTTGGGTTGATCCATCTGGAGCTCCTCTCACTCCACAACAAAAACGGGAAGCTGATTATGCTGTAGAAAGAGAATGGAATAGTGGACTAAATGGTGCACATAAATCACCTGTCCTAACAAGAAAACTAGAATGGATAAGAACATCTGACTCTGCTAAAGACATGGATTTTATCAACTTATTAGAGAAAATGAGTGATAGAGTAATGGATGCATTTGGTGTTCCTCATGTGTTGCTTAAATCATCTGAATCTACATTTGCAAATCTTGAAGAAGCAAAGAAGTTATTTTGGAATAACACTCTTAAACCCATCATGAAGCTGATTGAGTCTAGTATAAACACTCACTTTATGTTAAAGAGAGATATTGGATATACATTCAGATTCAGATATGAGGACATAACAGAACTACAAGATGATTTAAATACCAAGCTTGACAGTGCATTAAAACTTTATTCTATGAATGTTCCTCTTTCTGTTATAAATGAAGTATTAGATCTTCAACTTGGTGAAGGATGGGAAGGTTGGGATAGATCATCTTCTATGCCTATTGAAGAACCTAAAACAACAGAAGTTGATATTTCAAAAGCTATTGATGATTATATAAAGACTTCAAGAATAAATGAAGAGAAGAGTATAGTGAATGATGCTTTCTTATTAGATATGGAATATAAGAAAAGTTTATCTGCTTTATTAGAAGGTGAGAGAGCTATATCTAATGATGTAGAACATTTCTTTAGAGAGAAGTGGAAAGAGATAGAAAAATATATTGAGCTTAATCCACCTGTTGATGAGAAGGATATTACTAAGGAATGGATTACTAAGTTTATAGCCTTTATAAACAAGTTTGATTGGGGGATGGATTTCTTTAACTCATTGAAAGATAATATAGAAAAGACATTCCAGAAAGGAAGGTATAGAACATATTGGGGTGTAGGAGCAAACTTTAATCAAGCATCTGAGAATGCTGTTGATTTTATTATGGCAAGAGGATTAAAGCTTACTGGATCCCCACGTATTGTTCAGGATACCATTATAGAATATTTATCATCTGAGTCTTTTACTGCAGCTGAGCTTGCAAAAGCAATATCATCTAAATGGAAGGATGCTTCATTGGCTAGAGCAAAGAATATAGCAATAACTGAGAGTACAGCCGCATATAATGGTGGAAGGGTTGTGGGAATGAAGGAGCTTGGTATAAAGAAAAAACAGTGGGTGCATTCTCATGATGGGAAAGTTAGAGATAGTCATAGAATAAGTCAAGTAGTGGAAGTGGATCAAGCATTTACTTTGGCTGATGGAGTTAAGGTAATGTATCCTGGTGACGGGGATCCAGCACACAGTTGTAACTGCCGTTGCATTGTTTTATCGTACCTTGATTAATGTGCTGTAAAAGCATAGTTTACTCCGGGAGTAAACTATGCCAAGATTTAAAGATTCAGAGATTGAAGAAAAGAGAAAGTTAGCTGCTTCTGAAGCTAATAAAAAAAGATTTGAAAAGTTTAGGAGAGAACATCCTAAATATTGTGCTCAATGTGGAAAACTTATTGATAGGCTACATATTTATGGAACTGGAAAATATTGTAGTAAAGAGTGTATGGTTATTGGAAAGCATAATAGTTTATCGAATACTTTGAAAGGTAAATCTTATAAAGAGAAATATGGTGATCAAGCGGATGAGATGAGAAAAAAATGTTTTGAATGGAGATGGGGTGATGGAAGACCTATTGGTATTCCATATAAAATAAATGATGATTGGTATATAAGATTTGAAACAGATGATGGTATAGTGAATGAGAGATATCATAGGTGGTTATGGATTCAGAACAATGGACCTATACCTGAGGGATGTGTCATTCATCATATAAATAAAAATCATGATGATAATCGGTTAGAGAATCTTGAATGTATTAGTAGGGCTGAGCATGCAAACATTCATAGAAAAGAAAACAAGTGGGATAGGACTGGTTGTAATCCATGGAATAAAAAGATATAAGGAGGAGAGCAATGATTTTAATAGAAAGCACAAGTGGAACTGGAAATGATACTTGGTCATATAGTGGAACTCAAACCCCTAATACATTTAGTTTTGCAAATGATGGTGATGCAGATGCTACAGTTGGAGTGGGTAGTCAAACTATAACAGTAAAACCCGGGGAAGCTGTTGATATTGCAGTGGCAACACCATTTTATGAGTTAGCTATTACAGCAACAGGTGCCTGGCGCTTATTAGTTGGTAGGTAAAAAGGAGGTTCAAATGTCTTGGAGAAAACTTACAAAGCAACCTCTTATTTGTTCGGATTGGCCAGCTGCATATAGTGCATTGAATACTGTTATGTATGATTCAGCTACTCAAACATTATATATGATGACTGGCACAAAAACATGGGCAAGTTTCCCTATATCACAAAAATCCATAACTGCAGAAATAAGTGGTTCTATAGATATATCTGGAGAAGCTGATGCCAATGAATCATGGAACTATTTATATTCAACTGATGGATCTATGATATTATCTGGTGATGCAGTTTATGAACAAGGAGAGGAATAATGGAAAAAACATATGAAATAAAAGAATATAAAGAAGTAGATGATGAGGTTATATCTATTCTAGCTTCTGATGAAACAGTAGATAGAGATAATGATGTTATTCTTGCAAGAGGGTGGAGTGTGAATAACTGGCTAAAGACTGGTGCACTATTATATGGACACCAAACGCATGAACTACCAGTTGGATCTGCTGAAGGTGCTGAGATAAGAGGTGATAAGCTTTATATATATTCAAAGCTTGCCAAGAAGGGAACCAGTGAATGGCATGATGCTATTCGTTCTTTAATAAATCAAAAGATATTAAAGGGTGTTTCTGTAGGATTTAAAGCAACAGATTTTGAGAATAATGAATATGGTGGTAGAACATTCAAGAGTCAAGAGTTATTAGAGGTTAGTCTCACCCCAATCCCTGCCAATGCTAATGCACAAGTTTTAATAAAAGAATATAGTAAAGAAACACAAGATAAACTTATACAAGAAATAGAGAAAGATAAACCAATACAAGAAGAAGAAACTAAACAAGAAGAGACCAAGGATGTTGAACTTGTTAAAGAGTTTACTGATCTTGTTAGTAAAATCAAAAATATTATAGGAGAATAACTATGTCAGATTTAGAAAATGCTACAAAAGAAGTATCTGCTATGGCTGAAACTGTAAAGTCATTAAAAGCAGATCTTGATGCAAAACTTGAAGCTATTCAAAAAGAACAAGCCAAGATGAATCAAGCTATGATTCGTTCCAACGAAGAAGAGAAACAAGTTGGTAGTTCTTATGGTTTCTTACAAGCTAGAAAAGAAGTTGCACAAGGTAAGACTGCTCTTGCTCCTTATTGGGATGACAGAACAGAAAAAAGATTCAATGAATATGTTCACATGGTTTATGAAAAAGATTATAAGGGCATCGAAAAAGCTTTTGGTGATAACGTTCAAGACAATGTATCTAACTGGACACCAAATGAGTTCAGAAGTGAAATCGTTCGTCTCGAATACCTCAACTCTATTGCTCTTCAAAAAGCAACCATTATTCCAATGTCTAGAGACAAAGTAGATCTTCCAGCTCCATCTGGAAACTACACTGTTGGATGGGTTGATGCTGGTGCTGCTATGGTTGATAGCAAGATAACTCCTGGTATTGTCACTCTTGACAGTGCTAAGCTTTATGGTCTTGCTCTTGTAAATAAAGAAGATCTTGACGATCCAGTTTATCCTCTTTCTACAGTTATTGCTGCTCAAATGGGTGAAGACTTTGGTCTTAAGATCGATGAAGAAGTTTTCCAAGGTGATGATTCAGATACTACAAACCACAAGTTTGATGGTCTTGAATATGCTGCTAACGTTCAAGCAGTTACTGGTGGAGTTGATGCTTCCCCAACATTCGCTGAGCTTTTAACAGAGGATAATCTCCTTGCTGCAGTTGGTAAGCTTGATGACAGACAACTTGCTGGTGCTGAATGGTATTTCACCAATGGTGCATGGAATGTTATTCGTGCTCTTGAAGATGGTGCTTCTTCCAAGATTATCAGACTTAATGAAGCTTATAAATATAATCTTCTTGGCTATCCAGTAAATCTCAATGCAAAAGTTGGAACTACTGCTACTGTTTCCCGTGCTGCTGGTTTCTTTGGAAATCTTAAGTGGGTATACATTGGTGATAGAATGAACTTTAACATCGGAACATCAGAGCATTACAGATTTGCTAATGATCAAGTTGTATTCCGTGGTTTACAAAGACTTGCTGTTAAAGTGGCTCTTCCTGCTAACTTTGTGAGAATCATGTTTGGAGCCGGAGCGTAAGATTTAAATAAACACATTTTGTTGGGTGGGTGAAAGCCCACCCATTTTACTAAGGAGGTGTTTATGAAAGTTATATTGGAGAAGGATGAACCAGTTTCAATATTAGAAGAAATGGCTGAAAAACAAGAGAAAGAAAAGCAAAAAAGGAAAAAAGAGCCAATAATAGTTAAATCGAATCTAACAAAAGAGGAGAGATAATGGTATGCAAATAAGTTATTTGGTTACTATGGATCAGGCTTTAAACTATCTCTCCAGTCAGGGCTTGAATGTTCCATCTAATATAAACTATGAAAACAATATAAAAATATTCAGAGCTGCTGCACATAGAAAAATACGCAACTATTTGGGATATGAGTTCATTGATACTACATATACTGATGAGATTTATTCTTCATCTGGCGGATATTTCTTATATTTGAATAATAGACCTATTACTTCATTAGATGCAATAAAACTAGATAACGTTGCTCAAACCAAAACTGATTATATTATTGTAGATGAAACGCATTTATATTTTGAGGACATGTTTACAAAAGGTTATAACAACTATAAAATAAGTTATAAAGCTGGATGGACACAAGCTAATATGCCAGGTGATATTCGTCTTGCAGCTTTACAGCTTATAGCATTATATAATGGACAAACAGGTGGTGGTGGAACAGTTATAGGAAAGAGCAGTGTTTCTAATGGGCAAGGTGTGACTGAGAGTATAAATCCTGAAGCAGAAAAAGAAATATTAGAATCACTATCAGGGTATTTGAGATATGACAGAATATAGCTATAAACTAGATACTTCACAAGTATCAGGCAGATTTAGAAGACTAATAGCAAAAACTCCTTCATTATGCAGGAGAATATTAGGCTTTATATCTGAAGCTATAGTGAATAGAACAGTTATACATCATTTATCTGGACAAACATTAAAAAGACAAACAGGTACATTAGCTAAAAGTATAAACTACAAGATTACTAGTGATTATTCAAGTATAGTAGGGACGAATGTCAAGTATGCAGCTATTCATGAGTTTGGTGGTATTATTCTTCCTGTAAACAAATCAGCATTACGTTTCAAAATAAAAGATCAGTGGATTACTACTAAAAAGGTAGTGATGCCACAAAGAAGTTATTTGAAGCCATCTATTGAGTATGTTATGGAAAGGGAAGCAGTTGATATTACGAATAAGCGTGTTCAAGAATACTTGGACAAGGAGTGGACTATATGACTTTAAATCAAATATATGATGGTATAAGAGATTATATAGATAGAAATCTCAAGAGATATCTTGATCCTATTGATGATGTTACTACACCTATGTTTAAGTCCATATTAAGAAGTTCTGTGATTGATATAATGGGATTGAGAGTATTTCCTACATTGATGATGGAATATGGGAGGGTTGAGGTAGAGAGGGATACTACTTCTTCAGATTTTTATTATATCCCTATTACTTTTTATTGTATAAATGCCGGAGGTGATAGTGAGAAACTTCAAACTTTGAGTGAAAGATATGTATGGGCATTAAAAAGATTATTTGAATATGATCCTTCATTAGAGGGGCTTGTTCAAGATTCAGCTATTCAAGGATATGAGTTTTCACCATCTTTGAATAGACAACAAACATTTATTCATGTTGGTATGCTAGACGTAACATTCAATGTTCAAATAGCACGAAACAAGGAGGAAAAATAATGGGAAACTATAGCGGTAACGATACACAGTTCCAAATAGGTCTTGAAGGCTCCTATGGAACCGCCGCAACTCCAACAGTATTGTTAGAGTTCTTAAATGACAGTCTTCATCAGGTCAACACACCTGTAGAATCAGAAGCATTAGTCGGGGCAGTAACAACTCCTTATTATAACGTCGTTGGAAAGAAAGTTGAAGGTGATGTTTCTATTGAAGTACACCCAGATAAGATTGGACTATTGATTGGCGCAGCTCTCGGTACAGAAGCTGATGCAGCTTTAGTTTCAACAAAAACAACTACTTATGACCACGCATTTACTCCAATCAAAGGTGGAGATTCTCTTCCATCTTTAACAGCAGTAGTTGACAAGAAAGCTGATGAGTTCACTTATGCAGGATTGAAGGTTGACTCTTTCACTCTTGAATGTGATCCTTCTTCTTTGCTTACTTCCACATTCTCTTTCATTGGTCAAAAAGAAGTTCTTACTGGATCTACTCAATCATTAGATGCTTCTACATTAAATCCATGGGATTTCAATGACATGGCAATCTATCTTGGAACAGCCGGATCAGAAGCTACAACTAATATGGCAACAGCAAAGTCATTCGCTTTCACCTATGCAAACAATCTTGAGAATGATTTGTTCGTAGCAGATGGAACCGAGTATATGGCAGAGATTGATTATCAAAAGAGAGATATTACATTTGACATTGAAGCACTTTATGATGATGCAAGTAATACATCAAGAGAAACATATTACAAAACTGGTGATAAACTTTCTGCAAAGATTGTTTTCACACACAAGACAGCAACTGAAACTGGTGCTTATTACACTCTTACTTTAGATATGAGAAACGTAGTTATTACTGAAGCTCCAAACGATATTGCTGGTCCTGAAAGACTTACTATTCCTCTTTCTTTTAGAGCTCTTGAAGTTGGTTCAGATGCAGCCATTACTATTACATTAAGAGACAAAGAAGACGGTGAATATTTAAGCTAAGGAATATATGAAAGATTTCAGTAAAACAACTGAGGAAAAAAAAGAAAGAGTCATGAGTTGGCTGTTCGTTTTAGTAATGAGACTCTATGGACAAAATATATATTCAGACGAATCATATGTTTGGAAAATCCTAGAGCTTGAAAACATAGAAGACATAGATAACTTTTTTGGTAATGTTCTGTCTGAGTTTAAATACAAAAGGCAGGACATTGCCAAGCTTTATAAACTTCTATCAAAGATAGAGGATATTAAATCACGCTGATTATAGAATCAGTAAAACAAAGGAGAAATCGAACATGATTTTAAAAGACGTAAATGCAGGAATATTCAATCTAAAAATAAATATTGGACAGTTTTTTGGAAGCAAAGAAGAAGATTTTTATGTTGTTCTTAGAGAACCTACAACTGATGAAGCTTTAAGAATGAAGAGTCTTGATGAAAATGCTTTAATGAAAGATTTGCCAAAAATGATGATTGAGCATAACTTTCAAAATGAAGATGGTAGTGATATGACTAATCAACAGGTATGGAATCTTATTCTTCCAAGATCTGGTTGTTCAACTTTGATTGTTAAAAAGTGGGGTGAAGAAATCCCTTTAGCTCAAGTGAAATCGAAGAAGCAAGTAGAATCGCAAGATACTCAATCAGTGGTTACAGATTAAAGTTAAAAACTGATAGAGAGATTAAAATAAAAGAAGCATTTGATGCTTTTAGATTATTTGTTGGTTCAGAGTTTGGTGATGTGTATTTACCACCTTATTCAGGTGGAGCATTAGAACAACCATATAAGACATCCAAGTTATGGCTAATATTTAAGAATGAGATTATGAAATATATAGAACAAGAGAATAAGAAAAAAGCAGCACAGATTAAAAGAAGGAGGTAAGTAAATGCCTACAGTTCCTAGAGCGGAGTATGAGATACACGCTAAAGATAAAACTAAAGATGGTTTAAATAGTGCTAATAATAATCTTACATCTTTATCATCCTCTCTTAAAAACACCTTCAAAGGAATAGCAACTGCATTAGCAGGAGCTACTGCTACTTTAACTGGCGTTGCTTTAGGAATAAACAAACTTACCGATATATATGGCAAGCAAGAGAAAGCTGAGATTAAACTTGCTGCTGCTGCTAAAAACAACCCTTATTTCAAAAGTGCTAA